CTCCCGGACGAGGAGCGCCTCCGCCTTAGCCTTCTCTCGCCCCCACTTCATGCCAGCGAGGACGGACACAGCGGTCACCAGGCCCCCGAAGGCAACTCCGGAGGCGCTGATGACCGCTACGACCTCGCCGGGACTCACTGGGGCGAGTCCTCCCCGTCGCGCTCACCGTAGATCGGGGCCTCGTACACGCCTCCCGTGTGAGACGCGGCGATCACGAGAGCGATCAGACCCAGGGCCTTGTCCGCCACGTCGAGCCAGTGAGTCGACTGTTCCGGCGTGACGTACCCGTAGGCCATGCCCAGCGCCAGGAGCGCCGCGACAATGCCATACAGGGCCTTGCGGCGATCCGGCGTGAGGGCCGCCCACCGCGTGCGATCAGTCGTGAGAGCGTGCTTCGGAGCACCCATGATTACCATCCTCCATTCAGCAGCTCGCGCTGCATTGCTTCGACCGTCGGAGACGGGGCATCCAGCGCCCCGTCGCCTTCCAGTCCGTACCGTGCGGCGAGTGCGTTCGCCGTGTCCGGCCCCATGAGGCCGTCAGCCTCGACACCGAGGGCCGTCTGCATGGCCTCGATGAGGAGGGAGCCTTCCGCGACCTCGGTGGGCACAAACTCCCAGCCGGTCGTGCAGCCGAGCAGGCTGTCGCGGTTCACCGCCGCCTGGGACGACACGATGCCGTCCACGGTGGTGCCCAGGACACCCTGGAGGAGGCGGGTCGTCGCGTCGCCCCAGTAGCCGTCGACGGCGGGCTGGTGTGCGGCGGCGGGGACGATGCTCGCGCCGCGCAGCGCCGCCAGCGTCTGGGGACCCGGAATACCGTCGATCTCCAGGCCGCCGTTAGCCTCCTGGAAGGACTTAATCGCGGCGTAGGTCTGTTCGCCCAGGATGCCGTCCACGCCGTCCTCGCCCAGGTCGTAGCCGCGAGCCAGGAGCTGGGTCTGGACTTCGCGCACGTAGTCCTCACCGTACCCGTTAGCGTTGTATCCGGAACCGTGGCCGTAGGTGGACACGCCGCCCGTGTCCGACCCCGTGTAACGCAGCACGCAGTCCCACGGGTAATCGTAATAGGGCTTGACGTTGGTCTCGTTGGCCTGGTCGCCTGCCTGACCGCCCGCGATCTCGCCGCGCTCGTCAATCGAGGCCTGAGCGAGCAGACCATTACCGAGGTAGACGGCCACGTGGTTGGCGTGGTTGAGCAGGATGTCGCCGCGCTCCAGGTCGGTATCGGGGTCGAGCAGGTCCCAGCCCCTGGCCGTCAGCTCACGAGCCATATTGCCCGTGTACGTCGCGTTGCCGGTGTCAAAACCGCGCGCCTTCAGCACGCCGATCACGAGCGCGGAGCAATCCGTCTCGCCACCCACGCGCAGGTCCCAACGGTTCCACTGGTCGTAGCCCAGGTCCCCGTAGGAACACCACCATTCCATGTCATACGCGAAAGCGTCAATATCTGGCATTTTGTCAGTTCTCCTTCTTATCCTTCAGTGCTTGCCGGAGGGCGAACAGGAGGTGTTCGTCCGTCACGGCGGACAGGTCCTCGCCCACCTCGGGCGGGACCTTAGCCAGCGCCAGGTATCGCTTCTCGAACGCGTCTTCGTACACGTCCGCGATAGCCTGCTTGCCGGTGTTGTCGGCATTGGAGACGATGATGTTGCGCCATGCGGCCTCCACCTCGTTCTCCGTCATACCCAGCGTCGCCGCCAGAGCAACGGCACGCTCCTTGAGCGCGGCATCCTTCGTCACCGCGATCAGCGCGCGGCTGGTTGCAGCCATTTTTGCCCCCTTCTAGGCCTTGATAATGTAACCCACCGCATAGAACGGCGGGAGGTTGTTGTGCGGCTTGTTGCCGCCCGTAGCCGCCGCCTCCAGGTAGCCGAGCTGGCCCGACGCGGCGGCGGCGGGGATGGTCCACTTACCGCCCGAGCCAGCGTCTGACTGCCAGATACCCACGCCATTGAACCACGCGCCGGAGTAGCCCTGGCCGATCACCTTATGGGAGTGGTAGGGCATCTCAGCGGTGGTCAGGGTGTGGGTCTCCTCGCCGCCCGTCTGCGCTCGCGGGTGGGAGGCCGACGCGCCCATGAGGAACCGACCGCGCAGGTCCGGCACCATGAAGTCCGCGCCCGTCCCCGTCGCGCCCAGGACCGCCGCGAGCGCCGGATACTGCGCCTTCTTGAAGGTGGACCCGTCGCACAGGAGCCACCCGGCGGGAGCCTTCACGCCCGCGTAGGCGACGACCGTCCCCACCGGGGCGGATGACCCGCCGTCGCCCGTCTGCGTCTCCCGCACCGTCCCCAGCAGGTACAGGCGGCGATTCACGCTCACAGTCCACACGCGACGGCCAGTCTTCAGGTCGCCCGCGAAGTTGATCGGGTCGGCTGCGAGCGGGGTCGCGTCGCCGTCGAGCTGCACGCGCAGCGGGTCGGTACCGACCACGACGGCCCACCGGAACACGGGAGCGAGGTCGAGGCGCGAGCGCAAGCCAGCCACCACGTTCATGAGGTAGTCGAGTGTGGTCATAGGTCCGTCACCTCCAGGAGCTTGGTTTTCACGAGCGTGGTCGGGTCCAGGCTGTACTCGATCTCCTTGACCACTCCCTGCGCCGTGTGCCCCTGGCTGGAGAAGCCCGCCACCTGGTTGGGCTGGAGGGGCACCGGCATGTGTTGGATCGTGATCGACGCGGACGGCGTGGACACGTCGATGAGGCGGCGGCGCGCCTGCGAGTCGATAGACTCCTGGTTGGCGGCCTCCACGCCGGTCTGGGTCTCCACGATCCACCGGCCACGCGCCTGGAATGAGTAGGCGGACGCGGGGTCTTCGTTGGTCGCCACGCCTACCAGCGCGGCCTTATCCTGGCTACCCTCGGACACCAAGACCACCTTGTTGGGCACGGAGGCCGCGTCCAGCTCACGCTCCCACTCGGGGAGGTGGATAGCCCGCGCGCCCTCCCGGAAGTCATAGGCCACGCCGCGCGCCGCCGGACGCACGTAGGGGTCAAGGTGGACCTGGCCCTCACCGTCCGGGTGCGCCGACCAATAGCCCGCCGCCGAGAGTAGCTCATTGGCTATGGTGAGCTTTGACTTGCCGGGGTCGTACACGATGTCGGACGACGCGGTGGCCGTCGACGGCGTGATGGACAGGCGCTCCAGGCCGGTGTCGCGCAGCAGGCCCGCCGCCACGTCGATCAGGTTGGACCCGGCCTTCACCACGTAGGTGCGGTCCACACAGTCGGCATCCGGGAGGGCGAGCGGGGAGGACAGGTCAACATCCCAGGTGGACCCCGCCTCACCATAGGAGCGGGTGGGCGCAGACAGGAGGAACACACCCAGGCCCCACGAGGAGCCGGACGTGGCGTAATCAACGCGCACCCGCTGAGTCATCCAGTCGATAGGCCCGCACGCCTCCGTGAGATGCAGGCTCCCGGACGCGCGCAGCCTCGTGGAGTTGCTCAGCGTGATGTTCCCGCCAGCCACGCCGTCCAGACGGCGGATTACACGGTCCTTGGAGTCCAGGAGAGTGACCGTGTAATCCGCCTGCCTATGCGTGTCGAGGGCGCTCACTCGTCGGTCTCCTTCACCGTCCGAGCGAGCACGTCACGAGACAGCTCGATCAGGCCGCGCCGGGTGATCAGGGACCCCCGACCCTCCAGGAACCAGAGCGCGCGAGAGTCCTCGTCCGCCTCCGTGGTGAGGACCTCAACTGAGACGGTCCACGCGCCAACCAGCGCGCCCTCCGGATACTTCTCCCTGATCAACTCCGCGAGCGCGTTTTCCACGTGGTCAAGCCGGTTACTCATGGTCCACCTCCTCGACCTCCAGCTTAACACTCCACTTGCCGGACAGCGCCCGGTCAGCGGTGAAGTCTCTGACCGAACAGTAAACCCTGCGGCCCATCGGGTCGCGGTACAGGAACGGCCCCGGCATGTAGGACAGCTCCTCCAGGCGCTGAATCATCCAGAAGTCCTCGTCAAACAGGGTCGCGGACAGGCTCAGGGTCTTCTGGCGGTGTCGTCCGGCCATCTCCACGGCGCGCTCGCGGCCCGCGAAACGGTACAGCTTGCGGTTCGCCAGCCCGGTTTTGCACGAGTGCAGCGGGTCCCACCGCAGGGACACGGTGAAGCCGAAGTTCTGACCGCCGCCAATCCACATGGCCCACGACTCCAGGACCATCTCCGCCGTCGTGACCGCCGACGACGGCAACGCCGACGTAGCCGTCACGCGGTAGGCCGCCGCGCCGTGACTGACCGACTGGTAGTCGAGGAGCTGGCCGGACACGGGGAGGTCCTCGGTGATCGTCGTCCACGTGCGCCCACCGTCGTCGCTGCGCTCCACGCGGTTGCGCACAGCGGCGGGCTTACCCGCCTCGGGAGCCGGGTTCACCACGCGGACGCGCACGCACCCCGCCAGGTCGTCCCACTCCGGGTACACGCGGGGAGCCGGAGGCTTCTCATAGGCGACCGCAAACGTCTGGTTAACGATGCGGGACTGCACGCCGTGGGCGTTCGTCGCAACCACAACCACGCGGTAAGTGCGGCCATTCTCCAGGTAGGTGTTCAGGCGGACGCGGGTCAGCGGGCCGCGCACCTCCTGCGTCTCCACCAGGTTGTTGCCGCCCAGGTACAGCTCGACGCGGGCGCTCGACTGCGCCACCCCGCCGTTAGGCGAGTACGCCCAGGCGACCTCCACGAACGACGTTTTGACCGTCTGGGAGGGAGACTGGATAGACACGACGGGGCGCGGCGCCACGTAGAACGTCGCCCGGCGCGAGATCGGAGACGCATCCGCGTGCAGACCCCACGTCTTCACCCAATACTCATAGGTCCCAACCTGGAGGACTCCCACCGTCGCCTGCTGCGCGGTGTCGCGGCGGTCGAACGTCGGCCCCGGCGCACCCGTCGCCTTCTTCTGATACTGGAGACTGTAGCGCGTCTGCGGGCTGGAGTCCGTCGGATTATGCCGCCAGGTCAGAATCACCGGGTCGTCCGACGGGAAATACACGCCGTCCGACGTTGGCTCGGGCGCGTTCGGGCGCGCCAGGAGCTGCACGACGTTGGACGGAGCCGACTTCGCAGACTCCACCGTCCCGCCCACGCAGACGACGCGGTACTGGTGAGTCACGTCCAGGCGCGGGTTGCGGTGCAGAAGGAAAGCCTCATGGGTCTTGATCGAGGCCTTCGCAATCAGCGTGTTACCGTCGTAAACATCCCACCTGGTCGGAGTATAGGGAGCCTTATTCTCCCACGTGATCAGAATGTCGCCGTCCGCGTTCTTCTCCGCCCGGACGTTGACCGGAGCGGGCGGAGTCGTGTACACCGGCTCCGCCTCAGCATAGACCGAGCCGCCCGCGCTGTTCTCAGACTTCACGCGGTACGTGTACTTATGACCGGCGGTCACATTAAAGGTCGCCAGGGAGACCGCATTTTTGACCGGAGCGACAACTTCCCAGTCCGCGGACTCATCCACCCGCCGCTCGACCACGTAGTTGTCGATGGGGTTGGACTCGCCCTGGGGCGGGGCGATCCAGTCCACCGTGATCTGGGAGTCGTTCACGCGGGTGGCGTGGGCGACCGTCGGAGCGTTCGGAACATTGACCGGACGGGCAGGCAGCGTCAGGTAGTTTTCTACCGCCGGGTTACCGCCGTTCCAGATTGGCCCGAGGCTCGCACCGATGCCAATCGTGGTCTCCTGGCCGTACTTCAGGGGAACGTTGAAACTCCACTGGCTTAGCTGCTTGTAAACCGTCTGCCCGTAGCCGGAGGAGAAGCTGAACTGCTCGGAGCCTTCGCCCGAGTAACCCCACCAGCGCCACCTGTTGGTCCAGTTGTGGCCGTACCCGTCCGAGCAGGCGGTCACGGTCGCCGTGACCGTGACCGACCCGCTGGCCGGGTCGCCGGACCAGTCCAAGGCAATGCCAATGAACATGTACCCGCTAGAAGCGGACCATACGGTAGCCATACGCTGACCGTCCCTTCCTGTTAGAAGCCTGCGCCGAGAAGATCACGGGCGCGCGTGCGAGAAGCCGGAGCCAACGCATCATTCACCGCGCCCCTGGCCGCCACCCTCATGCGGGCCATCAGCTGGCCGTCCTCGTCCACGACCACCAGCGTATCCGGCCCACCAGCCTGAGCCGCGCGGTTCTGGAGCGCGTCCCACTGACCGGACGTAAAGACCGGCTCAGGCTTACCCGTCTTATTCAGCACCGTGGTCAGCCCAGGCTGGAGATAGCCGCCATTGTCGAACTTGTAGGTGCCCGCCGTGGGTGACCCCCAGATTCCCGTTTCGCGCACGAAAGCGCCAGGCTTCGGGGCCTCCACCATCATGCCGTTACCAGACGAGATAGCGACGTGCCAAGCCGGGTTGCCCCAGTACAGGAGCGTGCCGGGGACGCTGGCGTTGCCCGCGCTGGAGCCAGCCTGGTAGCCCGCCGCCGTCAAGCGGGGAATCGAACTACCCATCTGGTGGGCGGCCCAGTAGACCAGGCCGGAACAGTCGAGGCCCGGCGGGATAGACGAGCCACCCCACACGTAGGGCACGCCGATAGCCTTCCTGGCAGCGTTGACGATGCCGACCGCGCCCATAGTCTCCGTCTTGCCCTTCAACCAGTTGGCAAAACCGTCAATCCAGATGCCGGGGACGGCCCGCATCGAGTCCGAGATCATGCCCGAGCCGGGCAGATTAGCCATGAGGGCATTGACCGGGGCCTTGATGAAGTTCGCCACGGCCCCGATGGGGTCAGCGATAATCTTCCCCAGCGTGTCCGCCGCGTCCTTAATCCAGTCCCAGCCACCCCGAACGGCATCCCAGATACCGCCGTTCGCGTATGCCGCAAACTTCACGCCTGTGTCCCCGCCTGGGATGTAGGAGGAGTGCGCTCGAGCGGCGGCGTTCATACGCGCCACAGCCTCGGGACCGCCCACCGCACGCACCCACTCGGGGCGCATGATGGCCTCGCCGCCAGACAGGGCGAGCGCGCCGCCACCATCCGGCGAGAAGAAGTGGAACACGTCGCGGCCCGGCGTGTAGCCAGGCAGGACACCACCCGAGGCGTACTCGGCGATAGGCGAGACCGCCGGGAGGCGGAAGGACAGGCCGAGCTTCTCGGCCATGCTGTCCGCCGTCTTCTTGATACCGCTCGTGTAGACCGTGTTGATGATGAAGTTGATGGGCTTGGCGACCACGGACTTGACCGAGTTCCAGATGTTCGCCACGCTGTCCTTCATCGACTGGAAGGCCGACTGGATGCCCCCCGTCACCGTCGAGATGATCGACGTGAGCGTGCTGCTCATCCAGGTGGCAACGTTGTTGATCGAGGTCTTGATGCCGTCCCAGATCGACGTGATGGCCGTCCAGAGTGCCTGCGCCCCGGCCTTGATGTTCTCCCACACGGTCGAGATCACCGGAAGGACGTAGGACTGGAACCAGCCCGCCACCGTCTGCACCGTCGTCTGGATGCCCGTCCACACGGCCTGGATACCGTTCCACAGAAGCTCCGCGCCCGCCTTGATACCGTCCCACACGGCGGTAATCACCGGGAGGACGTAGGACTGGAACAGGTCAGCAGCCACCTGCACGCACGTCTGGATGTAATTCCAGTACGCCTGGATGCCGTCCCACAGGAGGCCCGCCCCGGCCTTGATGCCATCCCACACAGCGACGATCACCGGCAGGACATAAGCCGTGAAAAAGTCCGCCACCGTCTGCACCGCCGTCTGGATGCCAGCCCATGCCGACTGCATGTACTCCCACAGGGTCGCAACGCCCGTCTTGATGCCCTCCCAGGCGGTCTGGATATAGGGCCAGACGTAGGTGACGATGAAGTCCGCGATACCCTGGAGGACGGCCTTCCACGCCTCGATGTACAGCGCGATAGCCGTCACCACGACCCACACGGCGACCTTGATACCCTCCCACACCGACTCAAAAACTGGCAGGAGGTAAGTCTTAAACCAGTCGATCACGGAGCCGACCGCGCTCTTGATGCCTGCCCACATGCCGTCAATGAAGTGCCTGAACGTCTCGCTCTTGTTGTAGGCGACGACGAAGGCGGCCACCAGCGCGCCAATAGCGACCACAATCAGACCGATCGGGTTCGCGTCCATAGCCGCGTTCAGGAGCCACTGGGCGGCGGTGTACGCGCCCGTAGCGACCTTACCAGCCACCATAGCGCCCTTCTGCGCCACCCATGCCGCCGTCGTGCGGCCCACCTGCACGCCCTGCTGCACGATGCTACGCAGGAAGTCGCCCGCGTACATGGCCTTCAGGGCCACGGTCTCCGCGAGGTCCCCGGCCTTGGCGACCTTCGCCGCCGTCCAGGCCGACACCTGCCCCCACACCTGGGTCGTCAGAGCGACAAGGCTCATGGTGCCTGTGACCGTCTTCCAGGCGATAAAGCCGCCCACCACGGACTCCAGGACGACCTTATTCTGGACGAGCGCGCCGAAGAAGCTCCCGAGCACACCCCAGAACGGGGAGGACACCACGCCGCCCAGGAAGTTCGCCACTCCGGGTATCACCGTCGTGGACAGGAAGCCCCAAATATCCATGACATTATCCCTGACCGATAGAATAAAGTCGATAAGGCCCGAGTCCTCCTCGACCCCGAAGAAGTTGCCGTCAAAGTTGCCGTTGACCGCGAGGTCAAAGAACGACTGAACGCCGGGGACGAGCGTCCCGGTCACCCAGTTGTACAGGTCCAGGCCGGTGTCCTTGATCGTGGTCAGGGCCGTGATGACCCCCGAGTCCGACGCGAGGCCGAACAGGTTCCCGTCGTAGCTGCCAGTGGTTACCAGCGTCCAGATCGACTCCAGCGCCGGGAACAGGCTCCCATTAATCCAGCCGAACGCGGCGGACGCGCCCTCAGCGACCACGCCCATGAAGTCCGTCAGGGCGGGCTTGATACGGTCCACGATCTCCATACCGCCCGTGACAAGCGCGGCCTGAAGGTTACCCCACGCACCCTCAATCGTGCTGGTAGAAGTTGCCGCCTCCCGCGCCACGTCGGTGAAGCCCAGGTCCAGAATCGCCTGGTTGAATTCCTGGGCGGTGATCTCGCCCTTCGCCATCGCATCCCGGAAATTCCCGGTATATGCGCCGTTTTTGAGCAGGGCCTCCTGGAGCTTGCCAGACGCGCCCGGAATCGCGTCGGCCAACTGGTTCCAGTTCTCGGTGGTCAGTTTTCCCTGACCAGCCGTCTGGGTCAGCACCATGCCCACCGACTTGAAGGTTTCGGCGTTACCGCCCGCGACGGCGTTCAGGTTACCCGCCGCCTCGGCAAGCTGGTCGTAGCCTTCCACGCCGTTGGCGGCGAGCTGGGCCGTGATGTTCTGGATGTCGGAAAGCTCGTAGACCGTATCGTCCGCGTACTTCTTCGTACTCGCGGTCAGCTTCTCGATCTCGTCCGACGCGACACCGGCAAAGCTGAGCGTGTTCTTGAATTTGTCGGTCGCGTCGCTGGCGGCCAGGGCCTCGCGCGCAACGTCGGCAAAGCCCACCACGGCACCGATAGCGCCCATGGCCCCGAGGGCGAGCGCACCGGCCTTGGCCGCGCTCTTGAAAGCGCCGCCAAGGCCGGACTCAATCTTCTTCTCGGCGGGCTTGGTGTCAACGTCGCCCAGCTCCTTGCGGACGGACTCATTCAGGCCCTTCAGGGACGGCGCGATCTGAATCCACGCCGTACCCAGGCTAAAGCCGTTTTCCGCCACAATCCGCTCCTAACTGTGCGCCGCGACCCACCGTCGCGCCCGTTCCTCACGCCTCTGGGCCTCCGCCTCCGCCCGCTCGAACCATCCAGGCTCAGGCGGGGCAACAGGCTTGGGCACGTCACCCTTCTTGCCACCCAGGGACGTAATGATTATACCCTCCAGACGGTGGTTAGCGGCGAAGGTCGCCGCCACCTCGTCAGTCCAGGCCGCCGCCCCGCCCATGCGTTTACGGAGCAGCGACCCGGAGGGCAGGTTGTCGATCAGAACCTTGACACGACGCAGCGACAGGCCGCCGGTGAAAACCTCCGTCAGGTCAAGGTTGTATGTCATCTGGAAGTCGGCCTCCAGCACCTCCCAGTGGTCCTCCAGGAAGGTGGCGAGGCCGATCAGTTTCCCTGGCGCAGGGACTGGAAGACCGACTGGACAAATTCGACCACCTTGGAGTATCGGAGCTTGCCGGACTCCTCGCGGAGGGCGGTCAGCGCGGCATCGCGCTCGCCCTCATCCGGGATAAGCAGCTCCAGCATGGGACGGTAGTCGCCCTGCTCCATTGCCACCATTGCGTCGAAGTCGTCCACGTCGGTGGGGTCAACGTCCAGGGCAACGCCCATGACCTCGACGTGAACGGGCTGGGGCGCGCCAGTATCGCGCTTGGACTGGGCCTCACGGCGCGCCAGCTCAGCGGCGGAGGGGGCCTTGGTGGTCTTGCGGGCGGTAGTGGTCTTGGTAGCCATGATCTGTTCTCCTAAAATAGGCTATAGGTTAATTTGTCTGTTCTCCAAGGGGTGTGATGCCCACCCTCGCGCCAGGAGAACAGACACGGCGCGCGGGTGGGAGCCAGGGGGTCAGACGACCTTCAGGCCCTCCTCGTCGGTCAGCAGGACATAGCCGTCCAGGACCTCGAGGTTGTACTCGTACACGGTCAGTTCGCCAACCTTGTACGAGATGTCGGAGCGCTCGCCAAGCTCCAGGCGCTTGAAGACGTAGCGGCGCTGCTTGCCGGTGGACACGTCGAACAGGTCGGCAACGCCGACGAGGCCCTCGACCTTACGGGAGGTGGAGACCTCCATGCGGGTGATCGAGGACGTGCCCGCCGTGACCTTCTCGGTCTTCAGCACGCCCAGGTAACGCTTCAGGAGTTCCAGCTTGGACTCCAGGAGCGAGGCCTTGAACGTCGTGGACGACTCGGACATGTAGGTGCGGACCACGCCGTGGCCCTGGTGGCCGCGCACCTTGTCCACGGAGTCGGACATGCCAAGGCCCATACCGTCCTCGGACAGCCAGCCCACGTCGATCATGCCCGTGGGCATGGGGGTAGTCAGGTTGGTGATGGTGGACAGGTCGGTCCCGGCGGGACCGAGCCACAGCGTGTCCTTTTCGGACCCCGCCATGAACGCGAGATCAGCATTAGTCTTGCTCATGCTGCAACTCCTAACTTCGCAGTGACTTGGTACGTCGCCGTGTAGCGACGCAGGTCCGTGTCCGGGTCGGGCAGCTCCGCCGGAGCGGGGGACTGCACGACGGCCACGGGGCCGTCCGCGCTCGGGAGAGCGTGAACGGCATCCCCTACGCGGCGGGCAAGCTCGCCCGCCCACCACGAGGTAGGCGCGTAGGAGTCGATGGTGATCTGGGCGGTGTACAGCACCCGGTCATGCTGGCCGGGGCCTCCCGTCGCCAGCACGAGGACGTAAGGGTGAGGGTCCTCCTCGGTGGAGGGGCGCACGCCGCCCACCGTGGTGCCCGCCAGCTCGCCCTCAAGGCCCTGGACGACTCCAGGGCGGTTCAGGTAGTCGATCACCAGCTTCTGGAGATCGGGGAGTGGGTGGCTCATTGTTAGCCCCTTCCTACGGCGCGTTCCAGCACGTGGTCGCGCGCCTGTCGCTTACGGGCCTTGTACGTCTCGGGGAGGACGTAGGCGCGGGCGCGGTCCTTACCGACGCGCACGCCCGAGGTGAAGCCCTCCCCGGCGCGTGAGGCGACCTCTGCCGCCTTCCTGGCGAGCAGGGCCTGCACCTCCGACCCCTTCAGAATGGCCTCCGCCGTCCGCTTGTTCGGCTTGAACTTAACGCTCACGTGGGGCCTCCTTCCGCAGCCTCAGATATACCCCCAGGGGGTACCCTACCAGGGAGCCGACCGGCTCCCACACGCCACCACGAAGCCGCACCCGGTCACCAGGCAGGACAGAGGCCGGAGCCTCGGCCCGATTATCCCAGTAGATCGTCACGTCCTCGCGCGTCCCGTAATCCTCGCCCGTGCCCTCGCGGTTCTCGGACTCCGTGGTGGCAACCAGGACCGGAGCCAGCGCGATCTCCTGAACGTCGTGCGCGCGGAACGCCACCCCCAGGGGGTCGCGCTTCGGCTCCGCACGACGCAGGAGCACCGCCTGCTCCTTCCATGCCTCCATGACGCTCACGAGCGACCCCCAAAAAGGGTGTCCGCGACCCCGAAAAACGAGGCCGTCGCGCCGTTGATGTCGTCCCTGTCCTGCCGGGTGAGGAACATGTCCCCGCTCGGCGTTGACCACGACGTGGACAGGGTGAACGGGCCGGTGGTCTGGGTGACCTGGGAGGCATCCCCGGCCACGCCCGCCGGACGCTGACGCAAAGCGCGGGCAACGACGCGGCACACGACCGCCACCCGCACCGACTCCGGCGCACCCTCCCAGCCCGCGCAGCGGTGCCGGATGAGGTCGCTCGCGTCCTCCAGGAGGACCTGAGCGCGCGCGGGAGCCGCGTCCACCACCCGAAGGTCCTCGGGCGTAAGACGGTCGCGCAGATCGTCAAGCGTGGCGAAGGCGAGGGTGGTCACGTCAGACCAGCTCCTCGTCGGCCTTCTTGCCGGACTTCTTGCCCGGCTTCTCGTCCCCGGCCTCAGCCTCGGAAGCGATCAGACCCAGGTCCTCCGCGCGAGCCGCCAGCTCGCGGACCTCGCCCGCCAGCGCCTCGTCGGTAACCGTGGCCGACCCCTCGGTGAACTGAACCGCGCCCGAAGGCAGGACCAGAAGCAGCTCAGGGTAGATGCTTGAGTAGATGTTCACGGTGTGTTCTCCTCGCATTTGGGCCGGAGGCGGGGCCGATGCTCAAGGCCCCGCCTCCGGAGTCGATCACGACAGCTTCAGCTTGCCGTGGTGCAGCTCGGAGCCATAGGACAGGCCAATCTCGCCGTAGAGCTGGACGCGATCATACGCGCCCGTCTTGGCGAGAGGCTCCGCGAAGAAGTGGCCCTTGCCCGGAATCTCCAGGAAGACCGGGGCGCACTCATCGAGGGAGGCGACCACCAGCGTATCGGCGGGCATGTTTCGGTCGAGCATGATGTTGCACGCGCCGAAATCAGTTTCGATGGTCTGGACGTTCACGCCGCCGACCGCGCGGGACGACTCGCGGTAGGAGTTGTCCTTAATGAAGACCTTGGACAGCGCGCGCTTGAGCTTGCCGCCCACGATGATCGTTCGGGTCTCACCCTGCTGGATGCCGCCCTTCTCCCAGACCTTCTGCATGAGGTCCAGAACCAGGTCCTCGGTCAGAGCGCCGGTGCCCGCCACGACGTTGGTCGTGATGGCCTCGAGGAGGCCTCGGGTCTTACGCGCGGTCGTGTTGTCGGTGGGGTCCTGGTAGGTGCCCACCAGGAAGGACTTGTTCACGTCGCGCGCGATCTGCTTCAGACCCTGGTCGATCTGCCACAGCATCTCGTCCTCGGGCAGGGTCACCTCGCCGATGGTGACCGTCTTCTCGCCGCCAGTGGAGCGCTGGCGAGTGACCGCCTGGCGGGTGTAGGACAGCTCGATGGCCTCCTGGTGAATCTCCAGGACGTTGCGGTTGGTGGAGCGCACGCGCTCCTCCGCCGTGGGGGCCTCCTGGCCTTCCTTGCGCTGGCGGTTCTCGTCAGCGTCGCGCAGATCGTAGGTCTGCCACTCGTAGAGAGTGGCACCGGCGGAAACGCCGCCGGTCAGGCCGCCGATAGCGGACAGGAACGGGGTGTCCTCGGGGGACACGGCGAAAAGCTCGCCGACGTAATTGGGCAGGTTGTAGGTCGTACCCTGACCAGTGATACCGGCCATTGTTTCCTCCTAGATCAGGTTGGAGACAGACGCGAGCTTCGCCAGCTTCAGACGAGAAACCGCGTTCGTGTCGTTGTTCGCCTCGGCACGGACGAGCATCTCGTCCACGCTGAGGACCTCCCCGCCGGGGTTTTTCGTCCCCACGGTGGGGAGCGTGGGCGTGGAGGCGACCCCGGCGGGCGCCGGGGAAGACTTAGCGAGGCCCGCCAGGGTCTCGTTCAGAGCCTCAAGGTCCGCGTCGTCGCGGATGAAAGACCCGAGCGAGGCCGGGATACCCGCCTTCTCCAGGCGCTGCGCGCGCTTCGCCTCGCGCTCGCGGGCCTCCTCACGGTCGCGCATCTCATGGAGCTGCGCCTGAAGGGCATCGACAGTCTCCTGGAGCGCCTTCACCGCGTCCTGAGTGCCCTCAGCGGGTGCCTCGGGCGCTTC